TAATTGATCATAGTGAATCGCTGCAACTCCTGCCTTCCGATTCTTATTATTAACTAAATGGTTCCAAACAGATTCCTTATATCTTTGGCAAGGACCACAAAAGTCCGCATGCACTAAGATATAGATACCCTTTTTCTCAAAAGTCTTTAAAACTTTATTAAACATTGGTAAATCTGCTGGGCTTCGTAGATCAACATAATCCCCTTTTGTCTTTTTAGCCATTCCTATTTAAGATTAACAATTTAAATAATTACCAAATATTAGATAGGTTCCAGATGAAAGATAACACAGGATATGTTATATTGGTGTTTGCAGTGATTCTTGGGACATATGGTCTGTTTTATATGTCTTCCTATAAAAAAATTACGGAGAATTTTGCCACATATAGTTCATATGCTGAAAAAAATGCCAGTGAATACAAGGTTCTGAATAGTGATACAATAGGTCTAAGACAAGGAGAGACCAAGATGGTTGATTTAACACCCGTGGAAGCGCCCTATACACGGGAACCAATCAATAATCTTCAAGACTATGAGGCAAATGTGGTATATATGAATGAGTCTGATAAAGCACTATCAAAAGAATTAAGAGATAAATTAATGTCGCAACGGCCGATGGATTGGGCTGGGCTTCCTCCTTCTTCATCACAATTTCAGGCGGGTCTAAGAGAATCCTTTGAGAATGCAAAACCCACTGTTCCGGATGATGCAAAGCCTTATCAAAATATTGAGGGTGACCTAATGCAACCACCCGATCTTTCAGAAATGGAGAAAAAGGAAAGGCAAATCCTACAAACTTATAGACCGAAGTTTCCTCCAACGCCGACTTCATATGACCCCCGTGATGCGCAAGAACTTATTACGCAAATTTATGATGCAAAAGGCTTAATCCCACAAGTAAAGCACAAGGATGGGACCAATGTTTATGAAATTGTAGGGGTTCGTAGAAAGGATGAGAAGCCTAAATTTGAAGATGAGGAGGTTGAAGCGTCTACTGATGCAAAGGCTCCAAACATTAATTCTCCACAGATTGCTAAAGATATGAGTCGTAGTACAACAGACCCTTTTTTTGATCCTGGTACAACTGCGGTGGAAACAAAGGGTCGCTCAAATAAGTGGAATTATACATCATGGACGCCTGGGCTTGAGCGTATGTTTGCGCCTACGGAGGAGCAACAGCAGTGGTATTAACGCAGACGTACTAACAAATAGGGTCTAAATAGATATTTATATAAGAATATAATGAGTATGCTCTGTGATATTCGAGAGCGTGAAATTATTCAAAGAGTTCCATCTATCTCCACAAGAACACTTCCTGTTGGAGATATATGGATTGGACTCAGCGGGGAACATGTATGTGCAGGAGGCCTAGTTATTGAGCGTAAAGCAGTAACAGATTTAGATGCATCCATTATTGACGGCCGTTACCGTGAGCAACGCCTCAGACTTTTAACATATTGTCAGCAACAGTCTGCACGGCCAGTATATATTATTGAAGGTTCTCTTGACACTATGCATGGGCACTTTAATCAAAACATTCGCCGACAGTTCTTAAATCGCCTACAGATTCGCTATGGTGTTTCAGTCATTCAAACAGATTCTTTAATTGGAACCATTGAGTTATGTAAGATTCTACAAGAGCAATTTGAAAAGGATGGCAGTACCTTTGTTTTGGAAGATGGAGCGCAAAAGTCCTATTCGCATTCGGTTTCAATTAGCAAAAAGGAGAATCGTGATGACCCAAAGGTCTTCGCATCTTTTATGCTACAACAGTGTCCTGGTCTAAGTGCATCAACAGCCGATGCACTCTTAGACGCCTTTGATAAAACCTTTACAGGTGTTTTTAATGCGGATGAAAGTGCAATTGCAACTGTGAAAGTGAGCGAAAAACGTAAGGTTGGTCCAGTGTTAGCAAAGCGCTTATATACATTGCTTCATTCCTAAATTATTTTTTATTGCTATATAATATAAGCAATGCACGTCCTTATGACCCTCTATGTCGCTGCCCTTTTCTTTGCTCTTACACCCGGTGTTCTTCTTTCGCTACCCAAGGGTGGCTCAAAGTTCACAGTCGCTGCGGTTCACGCTGTTGTTTTTGCTCTTGTCTTACACTTTACGTACAGATTCGTTAAGCGCCTTGCGCTACGCTTTGAGGGATTCGAGGCGCAGATGGCTGAGATGCCTAAGAAGAAGATGTAAATTTCATACAAATTTCCAAAGGTCTGCAATGACATTTGACGTTGTCTGAGATGGTCCGGGTTGGGTCGATGCAGGCAGTACTGAATTAGTTTGTTTCGGTGGTGGGCGTGTTATCCCCTGAAGAAAAGAGTCCGGTGGACTATATTCTGTAGTGGAACGCTGTGGGGCTTGTGTTGGACCTAAAAGGGTTGGTGCGGTTGCAAAGGTGACTCCGGAAGTAACCTCCATTCCTCGTTTTCCTTCTTTTCCCTTTTTACTTGTTGATGCTGGTGCTTTCATAGCCTGTGTGATAGGATTATGCTCACGATTATACTGAGTCTCATAGTGTTTCCAAGAAATATGAAGAAGGTTCGGATAAGTATAGCGAACCACAAATCCATTTTGACGTAACATGTGTACAACATAAACAATGCAATCCTGTAAATCAATGCTAGGGAGTCCTAAGACAAAGGGTGGCACATTGTACATAATATAGTTTGCACTTTCTGAAAGTTGTGATGTGTGAAAGATACGATTTTGTATTTGTGAAAGAATCTGGTTATACGCCTTTAATCTTGAATTATCACGCTGAATCCGTTTTTCATATAAATGTTTTGGTTCTAAGCGTGGAACAATTGTATTTTGCTGAGACATCCCTATATTAGTATTCTAAATCTGAATTTATACATTTAACGTGGCTAAAGCTTTGTAGCCCTGTATAATTAATGATACCACCACTACGAATTGCCTTATCTGGTGGAGGCATGAAAGGTATAGCACATATAGGCGCCTTAGAGGCTCTTGAACAGCGTGGGCTCCTTAAAAGTGTAAAAGAGTATCTTGGAACCAGTGCAGGGGCCCTAATCGCTTTTTGCATAACCATTGGCTATACTCTTTCTGAATTACGCAGTTTATGCAGTGTTCTTGATTTTTCCCAAACGCAAAACATTGATATTGACACAATTCTACAATTTCCTGATGCACTCGGCTTAGATAACGGTAAGAATATTGAACGTTTTCTCGGGGTTCTTATTCGTGCAAAGGGGTTTAAAGAAACGATCACCTTTGAAGAGTTTTATGCGTTACGACCAAAGGCCCCCAGACTCCGCATTTTTGCAACAAACCTAGACACTCTTTCAATTGAAGAGTTCAGTATTAAAACACCCCGAGTGCCTATGTGGCTTTCTGTTCGTGCATCGACTTCAATTCCGTTACTTTTCACTCCTGTAAAACATCCAGAAACAGGACATTTGATTGTTGATGGTGCACTCATTTCCCAATTTCCCTTTTATTTCTTGAGCGATGAAGAAAAAGCACAAAGCCTTGGAATTTGCTTTAATATTCAAATTGTGAATGAACAAATTGAAAAATATTCTTTTATAAAATTTTTCATTAACTGTTATCATTCCGCATATAAATCGCATGATAGAGATTTATTTGCAAAATGGGGTCATCGTATTATTGATATAAAATGTGATGAGAGTCTTACTATTGCATTTAATGCGTCTCAAGAGCAAAAGCAAATGATTATGAATTCTGGATTAACTGCTGCGAAGAATTTTCTTAGTTCATTCAAGCGCAAGCCTGTAAGAAGATATTCTTTACCTTAATTATAATGGCTTCCCGTAAATCTAAGTCTGCAAAGAAGTCTACGAAAAAGGCGAAGCGTGCGCCCTCCGAGTGGAATCTTCTTGTAACGGCGGTCTACAAGGAACTAAAGGCTGCTGACAAGAATGCGACACTAGGTGATGCCATGAAGGAGGCGAAGAAGCGGAAGGATGCCAAGAAGTAAAAGGAGTCCAGTAAATATGGAAGACACATATACTTATTAAGACTAGGTATCTTCCAACCCATCTAACTGTTTAAACTCAATACCTAACTCATTCATAGTCTGTATAACACGTTTAATATCATCCTTATATCGAACTTGAAGACCAATTATAGCAGGACCGGTTTCCCTATTAATAGTACGTGTATAGCGAAAGTAAATAATATCATCATTTGACCCTAAGACCTTTAGAATGAAATTCTTAAGTGAACCCGCCTTCTGGGCAAATTGAATTTTAAAGTAGTGCTTTAGTCCTTCATAGGCTAAGGACCGCTCAAGAATTTCAGGCATTCTAAACACATCTGAATTTCCACCCGAAATAACAGATACTGCAGTTTTTCCCTTAATTTCATCGGCAAATATATCTAGAGCACAAAGACTTAATACACCTGCCGGCTCAATAATAAATCCAGATTCATTATACATTTGAAGAATTTTTGAACAAACATGTCCTTCATCTATAAGAATCATATCATCCAGATTTTGTTTACAAATTGGGAAATTTAATGCACCTACCTGTTTTACAGAGGCACCGTCAACAAAGTTGTTAATCGTGTCCAATCTTACAATAGTTCCGCTTTTCAATGATTCATACATTGAAGGGGCACCAAGAGGTTCAACGCCTATAATCTTGGTCTTAGGACACATATAACGCATATAAGAGGATACTCCTGCTGCTAGACCTCCACCACCAACAGGTAGAAATATATAGTCAATAGGAGTTTGCATCTGTTCACATAGTTCAAGGCCAACAGTAGCCTGTCCTTCAATAACATTTTCATCATCAAAGGGGTGCACAAATTCTTTATGTTGTTCTAAAGCATACTTTTTAGCAATAGCAAATGAATCGTCAAAATTCTGACCTTCTAGAAAGATAGAAATCTGTGAGCCACCAAACTGTTTGACCTTGTCAATCTTTTGCTTTGTTGTAATTTTCGGCATGAAAATTTCACCCTTTATATTTAGTTTATTACAACTAAAGGCTACACCTTGTGCATGATTACCCGCTGAGCATGTTACAACAGAGTTTTTCTCAAGTTGGCACATCTTATTATAGGCACCACGTAGTTTATAAGAACGTACTGGTCCTAAATCTTCCCGTTTAAGAAAGATCTTGGCATCATGACGTAGGCACAGTTCATTATTAAGTTGAAGGGGTGTTTTTTCACATAGGCTAGCTAGTCGTTTACTAGCAGATATAATACTTGCTAGTTTTGGATAATATGCCATTAAGTTATAGGGTTTAATTAGTTAAATCAATTTTATATTTATGAATTTGATTATTTGAACTTATGTAAAAATTTGGAATAAATCTCCATTGCACCCCTCATTCCATTTGTTTGCTGGGCATGATATTTTGCCCTGTAGTACATTGATTGCGCAGAGCGTCGCTGTTCACCAAGAGGTCTTTTTTTAAGGTAACGTAGGGTCTGTTTAGCCTTGGCAACTGTTCCGTAGTGAAGATGAGACTTTTTTCGTGTATTATTAAATAGCATCTATTATAGGGCGTTGTTTAATATAATCTCTATAAAGCACCATATAAAGTTCATTTCTCATAGGCATAATTTTTATTCCATTGCGAAATATTGGCATTGGACCATCAAGTCTTTCACATACATATAGTGGATCCCAGAATTCATGCAATTTAAAACGCATTCCATTTGTAAACACTTCGTCGGGTATTTGAGAACCAAAGGGTTTTACCATTGTATAAAGATAAGTTACAGGCCTTATAGTGTTTGGTGCAAGATCACTCATAATACTGTGCTCTTTAAGAAAGATTTCTGGGCGAGGTCGCCCTATATAAATATCACGTCTTCTAAAACATGACGGTTTAAATACTCTATAATACGATGCATGAATCATATGTTCGGGCGGTGTTTTTTCAATAGGATCTCCTCGTGTCCACACGTTGGGTTTAACTGTCGGCGGCACATATATAAAATAACTGGTCGGCACGTTTTTTAAAGAGTTTATTAATTTATGGAGTTTCTTATTATACGCAGTTCCAGAACCCTCCTTAGATTTGTCAAGAAATTGCGATATTTTTATTATATCCTTGGCTTGTAAACTATACTGCGTAATAATATGTGATAATTCTTGCGCATTATGTTGTTTAATTTCTTCTTCAATCTTTTCTAATTGGTTTAAAGATTCGGTGCCCAAACGCAGACACCATTACTATTCTTCTCACTTTTATACATTTTTTTGTCATTTCCTGGTATTATAGCATTGCATAATTTATTTGAACTGAAAGGAGGCGAGTCCCGCTCTCTATACTTTTTTTGCTTTGACTCATTTAATATATCTTTGAGTAGTTCCTCGGATATATTTGGAATGTTATACTTTTTGGCCAATTCAGAATATAATTTCATTTTAGTTTTCGTATGTGCAATTTCAACACGCACCCTATAAATATCCTCTTCTATGCTGTAACCGCCATAGTTTGGAACACTTGGAAGAAATTCATGGTTTTTTGAAATACATGCTAAAACCACATTTGGATTAATTTTCGGTTCCGACTTTTTTACCTTTCTTGTAGGCATAACTCTAGCCTATAAGTAGATTATGTTGAGGCCTCTGTGTCTCCAGAAACATCGCCTACTGAGCCCCCAAGAGTTTCATTAATAAACTTGAGGTAACCATCAGTTGAGCGGGGACCCTTGTATTCAACACTCTTTCCATCAGGCGTTTCCATTAAAAAGGTCGGGAATCCCTTAATGCTCTTTCCTTTGGCAAGTTCGGGCTGTTTCTCAGGAGATACCATGCGCACATTGCACTTCACACCATTTATATCCATTGGACTCTTGGCAACAAGGGATTCAAATTCGGGCTTGGCAGTCTTGCAGTGGCCACACCAGTCGGCATAGTACATAGTGAAGGTGGGCATAGTAGGATTCTGGAAAGATTCAGTAGGGCGCTTTGTTGATATGTAGAATAGGGCACCTACAAGAAGTAAGACTGCAACTCCTAGAGCAATATTTTTCCAGCCTAGTTTCATTCTAAAATAGGGGAACTATTTTTATAGTAGTGTTTTTCCGCCTTAACATACTGTGGATCATATTTGTAATTTTCTATAAGAGGCTTTCTATCATGGTCCGGAAAGTTATAGTATCGCATATTAGGTAGTGACGGTGGAGGCACAAGAGTTTGTAAAAAAGATACTATAATAATTCGTAATTGTTTTAACATTTCTATCTAAACATATAGATATAAATAGCTATAGATGCTCGTGTTCTATAATGGGGAATGGCGCAAAGTAAATTTACCAGACTATATTGATATTTCCTGGACTTATTATCAACGTATGCAGGCTGCACACCTTGTGCTTAAGGGGTTCCAGTGGTCTCAGATTGAACAAATTATTTATTGCTAGATGGAGTATCCTGTGGGAATAACATGGCTGCCCAGATAACAAAGAAAAATACGACTGTATGTAAGAAAAATCCTATTGCTGTCGGGCAACCACCGTTATCAGCAATTCGCACAATAAACCCAAACACATTTTGTGTCATCTTAAATGTTTCTGGGTTTGCAACTAAGAAAAATATAAGCGTGGAGTAAAAGGAATACTTTGCTTTTAGGGCGTAGTTTGCCATCTCTATATTATAACTGGATTTTGTGGAGCTGGAGCTACAACTGGTTGTACTCTTACTCTTTTTTGTATGTCTCTATTAGAAAAATACTTAGAATTTGTCAGAATTGAAGATTTCGGACATGCCGGATCATTCTTTCCATTTAATAATAACGATGATTTAATAAATAATGTATAAAGAATTAAAAATGTTTGATATGAAAATCCCTTTGAAAATTTATTTTCTACAGCCCCCTTTTTAACAAAATTATCTCCATTTAATTCATATTTATCGATTGATCCTGTTCTTACAGGACCAATTATGAAGCCATTTGGAACAATAAATTTAGTATTATTTTTATTATAAATACGAAATGATGCATTAAAGGCATTATTACATGCATTAATAATATCGGACTCTAAATTAATAGTCTCTAGAACCTGTAATTGCTTCATATTTTCAGCATTTGGAATTACATAATAGCCTACACCAGTAATTGTCTGATTTTCAGATGCCTCTAAAAGGTTAAACATAGCATTTATAGTACTATCTAAAACATCTGGGTTTTGTTTTAGATATGTATCAATAACTGTATTTAATGAATCATATAAGTTTGGGTCTCGGCTAAATATTTTTTTGATAAAAAATGACGCAACATAAGTAAATTCACAAATATCTGAAAGAGTTCCTTTATGTTGATTTAGTTTAATGTATAATTCTTGAAAGGGGGATCTTACTTCAAGTTTATAGTCTTTATTACCCTTTTGAACTGCATTTACTATACTTTCTACTTTTGTTATAAAAGGTATTTGTCTAGGGTTTCCAGCAGCATTTATACCATTTCCTAAAGCATTTGATGTTACCTGTGCCTTTTCTAAATCTATTATTTTAGCCCTTAAATTTTGGTTTTCTCCCTGTAGTTCTTGTGCAATAGTATCTCTTTCTCCATGTGCTTTTGCAACTTGTGCTCGTAAATCATCTAAAATATTATTATTTGTAATAGGTTCTATAGGCTTTTCAATAGATTTTAACTCGCCAATTGTTCCTAAGGCATATTCTAGTTTTCTAGTTTTAGCCTGCAATTCTGAATCTAATTTAAAAATTTCAGCATCCTTTTCTCTTAGACTCCCTGTTAATATGCCAGCTGTTGTCTGATGCTTAGTAATAGCATCAATATTATCAGCTATAAGCTTTTTATTCGATAAATATTTTTGTAAAAGCCAATTTAAAATCGCCATAATTTGCTCGCGTGCTGGTATATTTTGTAATTTATTTGTCATACTAATAAGTTCTGCCTTTAGTGCTATATCACTTAAATTTCTTGTAACACTATCTCTTACATATTGAATTAAATTCTGCAATTCACTTTCAAGCATAAGTGAATAAATATTATCCTGAGAATCGGTTGATTGTAGAGCGTGTGAAATTGTATCAGGAATTTCATGCTGTGTAGCATACTCTGCAAGATACTGATCCATTTCTTCTTTTGATATTTGCTCTTGCTCTAATGCGCTAATTAAAAAACTCGGTTTAACATTCCCTTCTTTATCTTCATAACCTGCAATTGGATTCATAGACTGTAGAATGAAGAATGAAAATTGGCGCAGTAAATTTTGCATACGCTCTGTATCGGCACGTAAAATCGGGTTCTCATATGCAGTGATTAAATCTGCAACTCCTGATTCTAAATTTACTTGATAATCCGTGCAGTTTATTTTCTGATCTTCAATTGCTTGAAGTACAGCATTAATTTCTTCAGCAGTATGATATAAATTTCTTACTGTCATAGGTACTACACCATCCACCTTTTCAGGTAGTGTCATACGCAAGCTGTAAAGACGATTTGTTAAGCCCTCTTTTAATAAATTAAATTCAGAAGTTGCACAAGGAGGGAGTGGATTCTGTACACTAAATTTTGAACCAGGTGCAAAGACCTTTGAAAAAACAGTTTTTGCCAAAACAATCTTGTTTAAATTTTTTTCATATGGGAAATATGATGGGCTGAAAAATATTGTCTCTGCCCCAGCTTCAGGATTTCTTAAATCACTTTCACTAACACCAATTTCATTTAATCGCACATTATCACCAATAATAACAAGTTCATCAAGATATGGTTTTGAACCTGGATTATCTATGAGTTTTTTCCTTTTTGAGGCTCGTGCCCGCTCTAAAATAGCCTTTATTTTAGGATCTGGAATACGTGATGATACACTTTTTAGAGGCTGTGGACGTTTTTGAAGCCATCCATGTGTTGTAACGGGAGGCAACTTTTCTGGGTTTAAAGATTGAGATGGGTTTCTAGGGGTCATAGGCATTTCATCGGTAAGAGGTTGGTTCGGTTTTGCAGGATTTCTATTACGCCATTGTAAACGCCTATTTGCAACTGCAGAACCAACTGTTCCACTTTTTAAAATTGATTTAGGACTTGACATCCTCTCTACTAGATATTGTAGATTCCTTGCGGGTTAAAGATTAAACGCTATAATAATATAGAAATGTCGGTAGCCCCAAAAATTTGTAATCCGTGGAATCCTAAGAATGTTGTCATTTCAGACAAAGAAGTATACCGTATTTTAAAGGAGTACGGCGTAACCCAAACAGGTATAGATATCTCACTTTTAAAGCAGGCGTGTGTCCATACAAGCTATATGGATAAATCGGAGATATGGGCAAAACAGGATGAACCAATGGTTCTTGCTGAGCGTCCAGCAAATTGTCTTCCGTTGCAAAAAGGGGATAATGAAGAAATGGAATATGCTGGAGATGGACTTCTTAGTGCAGTTGTGGGGACATATTTGAAGGAGCGGTTTTCAGGGCATGGTGAAGGGTTTATGACAAATCTTCGTACAGAAATTGTAAATAATGATCGCCTAGGAGAACTTGCTAAAAAGATCGGATTTACACCATGGCTAATGATTAGTCGGCACGTAGAAGATGTGTGTGATGGGCGCAATAATCTTCGGCTTCTCGGAAGCATGTTTGAATCGTGGATTGGGGCGATGTATTATTCATTTGGTAAAGGAGGAAATGGATTTGCCGCCGTGCAGACCTTTGTTATTAATGTGCTAGAACGACATATTTACTTTATGGAACTTATTACCAAGAATACGAATTATAAGGATCAACTTCTTCGACTATTTCAGGGGCGTTTTCATCAACCACCTAAATATAAGGTAATTAAGGAAGACGGCCCAAGTCATGATAGAACATTTACAATGGCAGTTCTTGATATTCATGGTGGCGTAATTGCATCTTCGGCTGCAAAAAATAAGAAAGAGGCTGAGCAAGAGGCGAGTCGTTTAGCCTTAGATTTACTGAAGACGCTGGGCTAATATTCTTCAATAATTTTCAGCCATCTTTATAGATGCCTGGATTTAAGCCTAAAGGGAAACAAATAGAAAAGCTTCCAGAACATTTGGCAAAACAAGCAAAATCATCGGAAATTGAGGCAACAACACCTGTGTCAAAAATGGGTACTATGTTTGCTACAACGGCGCAACCGGTTTATGCTCCCCTTAAGATTAAAAAACCGAAGGGAGCACTAAAGAAAGCGGAAGAGGCTTTAGAAAAGGCGGAAGAGGCTTTAGAAAAGGCGGAAGAGGCTGAAGAGCCTTTAGAAAAGCTTGTAAAACCTGTAAAACCTGTAAAGTCAGAAGCATCAGATGACATATTAGGCGATATAGAATCCGATGACTTAAATGAAATGAAAGTACTTATTGAAAATGAGAAAAAGGGTTATAATGAAGATGGGGAGGACAAGTTCTATGAACCTACTCCAAGTTCCTATGTGCATACAACAAGCCGTGGATTCTCAGACTTTATTAAACAAACCTATAGTTCTTTTATGCTCGACCCTTCAACAACTGCACCGCCAGATCAAGAGAAATACCCCTATCAGCGTTTTATTCGTGAATATATGCGTAATGAAAGCCCCTATAGAGGTATCTTAACCTATCACGGCCTTGGTTCAGGAAAGACCTGTACTGCCATTGCCACTGCGGAAGCTCTTTACTCACGTGGGCACAAGAAGATTATTGTGATGACACCTTTTTCACTAAGAAAGAATTTCCTAAAAGAGGTAAGCCTTTGTGGATTTCGCCATTACCGTTTAAATAATTTCTGGACCTCAATGCCAGTATCAGATGCCGACGCCAGACTCTTTGCAACCTCTGTTCTTGGAATACCAGAATCCCATCTTCGTACTGCAACATATGTTTGGATTCCTGATTTTCGCCAAAAGGAACCCAATTACAAGAGTCTTAGTGCCGACCAGCAAACTGAGATTCGTAATCAAATCATATCAATCCTTATATGGGATCCTAAAAAGAACCCTACTGGGCTCATAAGATTTATTAATTATAATGGAATTTCCGGGAAAAAATTAATGGAAATTGCGTGTAAAGACGGCGGCGCCGATTATTTTGATGATGCAGTTATAGTTATTGATGAAATTCACAACGTTGTTCGCTTAATACAGGGTACAATTGACCCCTATCTTCTTCCTTTGGCTGGGGCCAAGCGTATTATTGAAAAGGAGACCGTAACTGTGGAGCCATGGAAACCCTCTCTTTGTGCAAAGCCTGATAAGAATTATATGCGTGGCTATTTATTCTATCGGCTTCTACTTGGTGCGAAGAATTCCAAAATTGTTGGGCTAAGTGGTACGCCAATTATTAATTTCCCAGAAGAGGTTGGAATTTTAATGAATATTTTACACGGCTATATACCAACTCTTGAATTTCTTATACAGGAAATTGGAGATGCTAGACAAAAAGCAATAAAGGATCTTTTTATGAAAAATATTTACATTGATTTTGTGGGTGTAATAACGGATTCTACTGGGCGGGGCTCAAAGGTTACATTAACGCTGTTACCCTACGGAATAAGAAAAAATGCAGATGGAGTTGGAGTGGAAAAAATACCTTCAGATGACCCTAAACCTTCTATAGATGAGATTATAGCTAGTCTTAAAGAGTCAATAGGTGCCGCCAAATTTACATTAAGTGGGGAAATAACAACAAAGGCCCTTCCTCTTCTTCCACCTTTTGGCGAAGAGTTTCGTAAGAATTTTATAAGTGGCGACAAAATTAATAATAAGTTAGTGCTAGTAAAACGTCTAACTGGACTCATATCATATTACAAGGGCAGTCGTGCTGATTTAATGCCTCGTGTTAAGTCCGATACTGTTATTAGAGTTCCTGCAAGTATTTTTAGCCAAAAGGGCTATGTTTCAGCACGTAACGAAGAGATTTCAAAGGAAAAGAAGAAGAAATCGGGGGCGGGAGAACTTGGTGGGGCTTGGGCGGAAGTCTTTGATGTTGGCACTGGTGCGCAAACAAGTAACTATAAGATGGCCTCAAGACAGGCATGTAATTTTGTTTTTCCATCGGATGTTATAAGACCAAAGCCGAAGAATAAAAAGGAGGCACGTAATGAGGCTGATTCTGGGAATAAACTTGCCGATATTATAGATACTGTTATTGATACAAATAGAGATGCTGACTTTCCTGAATTAGATGATGATGAAGATGATGCTGGAACTGTGAATGATGAAGATGAGGCATTAAGAGAAGAATTGGAAACTGGGCCTCCTGTACTAGAGGGACAACCTGTTTTAGAGCAACCGGTTTTAAAGGGTGGTGCGGAAGATCCTGACAAGGTTGATCTTGCAACTATGCTTGCGGAACCAAAAGCAGTTGCACCAGCGCCAATAGCTGCTGCTCCACCAGTACCGCCTAAAAAATTCACATTTAAACCGAAAGTGGTGGCGCCAACACCTGCAGCAGTTGTAGAAGCACCTGTAGAAGCTGTAAAAGCACCTGTAGCACCACCTGTAGCACCTCCCAAAAAATTCACTTTTAAACCCGCAGTAGTAGAAGCAAAAAAAGCAGAGTTGGAAGACGCTCTAAAGGCCAAAGCCCTTGCTCAAAAGGGCGAATGTAAATCCGGTGTAAATGAGCCATATGATGATGCTATTGCAAGAGCGAAGGAATGCTTAGCAACCATTGGCAAGTATTCACTAAAACTCGGTGGAGAAAATGGCCTAGAAACTCATTCACCAAAATATGCCAAAATGTTAGAAACAATTGGTGCAAGCCCAGGCAGTAATCTTGTTTATTCTCAGTTCCTTGATATGGAGGGTATTGGCATCTTCCGTTTAACAATGAATGCAAATGGCTATGCGCCAATAGAGATTACTATAGGTCCTTCAGGCCCAATATTTACAAAAGACACCTTGGCGAGTCTTGCAAAGGGTCCAGGTGGACAGTCACGTTATATGACCTTTTCAGGTGGGGAAGTAGAAGATATCCGCCGCTTCTATTTAGATATTTTTAATGCAAATTTTAATGACCTTCCTGAAACACTTAAATCAGTGCTACAAACAAATAAGTTCATAAATAATCACAAGGGTGAAATTGCGAAAGTATTTTGTATTACATCTGCAGGTGCAGAAGGTCTATCACTAAAGTGTGTACGTGCTGTTCATATTATGGAGCCTTATTGGAACGATGTGCGCTTAAAGCAGGTTAAAGGACGTGCTATTCGTATTGGCTCACACTTAGAACTTCCTGAAAAGGACCGTGATGTTAGTATTTATACATATTTAACATGCTTTTCTGAGGAGGCGCAAGTAGCAAAGGTGGGAGATAAGCGGATTGACGAAACTATTCGCCAGTCAGATGCGATTGACCGTGAATCTGCACTAACGCTTAAGCTACCTATACCAGAAGGAGCTATGCAATATGTGCTATCAACAGACGAAAAAATTTACGAAATTGCTGAACGAAAGAAGGCCATTACAAATGCGCTAGAAAATGTCATGAAGTCTGCAGCGGTAGATTGCTCACTAAATATCAAGGAAAATAAGGATGGAACCTTTCAGTGCATTACTATAGAAAATGCGGTCGGTGACTTTATGTATCATCCTGATATTGATATTGATATAAGAGAGTCTGCATCTAAATTTGCGGTTCAGGCTGTGGAAAAACCTGCACTTGTTGTTAAACCTGCAAAAGTTGTTGATTATATCTTGAAAAAATTTAAAGATACCATATACAGAATGAAGGAAGTAAAGACAGACGGACTAGTAACAGGCTTTGAAATGTATGAAAATGTAGACGGCGGTAAGTTGCAAGGTAAATCTGGTGCAAAAGATGGAAAACCTGCACCACCTGTAACATGGTTTAAGGAATAATTAGGTATATTTACAATGGCATGGGATACAATAAAATCTGTATATCTCTTGTGCAATGCTGAAAAAGAGCCTGAAAGATATAAGCGTCTTATACCACATCTTCTGATACATGGAATTCCTAAAGATAAGTTAAAGTTAGCAAGCCCTACGTGGGCAGATACATTAACTACAGAGTCTATATTTAATCTATATAACCCATACCTAAATCGTGGAAATATTCCTAAATTTAAATCTGGGTTTTTAGCAAAAAGGGAAATTTCCTTAAATATTAATTTCTATAATATAGTGCTCAATTCACTAAATGAGTTATCTGGGAATGAGTGTCTCTTAGTATTAGAGTCAGATGTAATTTTACGTAGAGATTTTAATGATCGTCTTACCAGTGTTATTTCAGACCTATCAGGAGTTGAATGGGATTATGTAAGTCTTAGCGGATCTGAGTGCGATGTAAGTTATAATGGTCCTACTAAATTACATAGTCCTCCAAATAATTGGGTTTTACGTGGTACAAATTCAATGTTACTAAGTCAACGATTTATTAAAAATTTGCAAAAGACATTTTTACCATTTAAGGAATCCTTAGAATGGGAATTAAATTTCCAAATGCTTCTTCATAAGGGGATTGCACTCTGGTGTAATCCTCCTCTGGTATCAAATTAATTTTAATGTATATCTCACACATTTTACTTTTAGTAAATTTTGCGAGTATTATCTTTTTGTAGTTTTTCTTGCATTTTTTTTCTTCATTTTTCTTGTTTTATACTTTCTTTTGCCACCAGATATTTTTTCTAGAGGCGGTCTAGAAGCTTGGCTTGTACTAGTGGAAGCTTGATCACTCGTAGTTGTAGAAGCTTGGCTTGTACTAGTGGAAGCTTGATCACTAGTAGTTATAGAAGCTCGACTTGTACTAGTGGAACCTTGATCACTAGTAGTTGTAGAAGCTTGGCCTGTACTAGTGGAACTTTGATCACTAGTAGTTGTAGAAGCTTGACTTGTACTAGTGGAACTTTGATCTACATGTGTACTAGATCCCATATTAAGTATTCCTTGCTGTAGAATAATTTCTTTTGTTGAAGATAAAATACTACCATCTGGCATAATTGTCACACCTTCAGGCAGTGTCGTTATAACACCAGAAGGACTTACAATTGTACCATCTAATGCTATTGTTGAACCAGGGTCAATATTTATTGGCATCTATATAATTATACTATAAATTATCAGGCCGTAAACGTGTTGCAGAATCCATATCTCTTGTAATTACACGAAAGATAACTTGAATTTGGTGGCTTAAGTTTAATAAGCGACCTGATGCAAGTCCTGGCGCACTAATAAGAGCATTCATAAAAGCAGTATTTAGTGGAACAGTACCACCATAGGATACAGGTGAGGTTGAACCGGTTGTTGGATCATTAAATTTATTTCTTATAATGATAAAATTACTGTAGCCAAGTTTATTAGAACCTGTTCTAAATGTAAGTGTTGGACTAGAGAAAGTCATTTGTGCAATATCAACAACAACATGTCCCTCTGAGCGATTAATATAACTTAAGAAATCTGCTGATGCGGGACCTTGAGGGCTAAATGCACTAGGAAGATTTACATTGCTAAATACGATTCTGTCTCCCTGTGTCACAGCAAATTGAGAAAACCAGGTTTTTGTCTGAACCCATAAATACTCTCCAGTAGTATCATAATAATTCGTGCCTGTTGCATCAACTGGATTTGTTAAAGCAGGTTCCCATGCAACACGAACTGTAGGAGGTGGTCCACCTGTTCCCAACATTGCAGATGTAACAATACCACTTACATCAATTGCATCTGACCCTGTACTTAATAGACTGCCATCAGGCTTCTGAATCTGAATTGTCATTCGCTGTAGTGTAGAAAGTGGTGTAGGGTAGTATACCTTCTGGCACTTTAGGAATTTAGGTATAAGTCGAGTAAATCCACGATTCTTTAGTCCACTATCGGAAGCCCAATATGCGTCATAACTAACAACGCCAAAAGCGTTATTTAGCCCATCATTTGTTCCGAAACCATTTGTATTTAGTTCATCAATACGAATCTGTAAATAAGGATATGATAATACATTTATGTTTCCATCTGTATTATATGCTGTTGATGATGTTTTTGTAGAAAGAATATCAATACCCTCTGTTGGCATAATAACCTTTACAAGTTCAATGCGAACAATGTTCTTGAATTTAATATAGGTCGACGGAGATAATCCAAAGCCAGAGCGGTTATTTGCAGGGTCAAAGTTTATAGAAAAGTTGTAACGATTTTCAGTGGTATTATTTACCCAATCACGGTCTGCACTGTATATAAATAGGTTATATTCATTATCTCTATAGGATACAACATCGCTTTGGGGCTTGATTATGTCTTGTGGAAGTGGGGCGCGTCCACGAATACCCTCAGGAAGAACAAGAGTCGGATTTGCATTTGGTAATGCACCAGTTCCTTCTCCAAAGAATGACCGTCTAGGATCAGGCGCTATATCAACAATCTGATTTGTATTAGTAAACCTGTTTGCACGAGCTGAATCTCTTAATGCTAACGCATTTAGATCATTTGCCGCAAATTCCTTGGAACTCTCTCTGAAAAGGTCATCCGATGTCATACGCTTTATTATATCATCTGCACCCTGCTTTCTAGAGACTTCTTCTGGGCTTATACGGGACTCCTTAGTAGCATCGTACCTATAAGCCTCTTGCTCACGCTGTTTCTTTAGTTCTTCTAAACGGCTGAGCGTCGGATAATTATCTTCCACCATTAATTGAAATTTGGGGGCTGCAGGCACAGATTTGCCACTGTCTTGACGCTCTTGTTGCATAGAATCAAAGCGGGATGATACATCGTTTCTAATTTTATCCATCTCTTGTTCCCCAACGGGACGTGTCGGACGATTTAAATATGATATATAGTCTGGTACTACTGCCTGTAAAACAGCCTTATTAAGATTTTGTACACTCGTATCTACTGCCTCATTATCATTATATACCTTGTTCATGTAGTATTTTACACGTCTTTCTAGAGCTGTCTTTTGTGTAGCATTTAATTCACCACCAATTCGCCGATTGAAGTCTTTTATTAAAAGTCTTTCAATAAATTCTTCATTTTGTTTGGAAATAAATCCATTCTTGTTATCACCTTGAGCATTTGCCATTGTCTCTATCTATTCATAGTGAAAGGTTCTTATAAGTGGCTAAATCCGTAAAGCCTAGGTTGCAAAAAACCAGGACCTCATTTTAAGCATATCAGTGTCTGTTGGCTTTGAACGAGAGAATTCGAGAAAGTCATTGCCATATAACATATGAGTAATAAAGTATAAACAGTACATACCACATTCGGTATTTTTATATTGAAGGCGACGTGAACTTGTATATAATTTATAGGCTGAGTCGTGTGTTGTTAGCCATTTCATGAATTTTTCCACCTGCTCGGGTGGTTCCATGCCATAAGAATCAAAATAAATGCAAATTTTTTTGTTTAAGTCGATAAAGTTTGCGACCCAATGACTTCCACCCTTATAATGAGGATCTAAATTATAAATAATTCCTATGTATTTCTTACCATTTTTTAATGCATCTGTTACACTTAATGTGCACATTTCATTCATTAAACAAGTATCAGTATTTGTTGCAGTATTTTTATAGGGATTAGGCGCACCAAAATCGATTGGAAAAGGGCCCATAAATTCAAACTCGGGATTCGATTCTTTATATTGTTTCATTACGGCAGCAATATTCAAACTATCTAGCCAAGTATCGGGTTTTGATAACCATTTTTTTGGTATTGATGGGCGTAAATATTTGGTTTTTAGACTCTGTTTTTCACTGTCTTCCAAGGGAAGGGCGTTAAGAAAGGTTTCTTCACCTGGCTTATTAAGATTGAGTACTTTTTCTATTGCCCTACGTAATGCTACTCCCGATAAGGGCTTCACATTTAACTTTTTTGCAACACGGTCTAGCACTTCTTTAGGAAAACAGCCTATTGCCGGTCGTTTTAGTCCAACCGACGGATGACATTGATTTGGGCCGGCATTTTGACCGGCTTTTTGACCAGCCTTTACACCGGCATTTGTTTGTTTTCGTGTTGAACTCATTCTAACCTTAGTTTAGAATGGAAACAAGCGGAACAATTAATTTAGTACGTTATTGGAACTATATATTTTCTCCAGCTATTGTACTTCTATCATTTTTTACAGTATATGTATTAACAGGACTCAAACCGATTCAGACAATGAATTCTCGTCAAGTTGCAGATGGAATAGATAGATTGAAGGGAAATATTAAATCATCATATTAGAGAGATGTCTGCAGGTTCAAGCCTATTTCTTGGATTTATGATTCTTATTTTTGTCGCTGTTGCAGCGCTAACATTTTACTACATATCAACAAAGATTGGACACGACGATAATTCCAAAGAGGTTGGAAATGCTATTAAAACAATTGCATTTGCAAATACGGCTCTTATAATTGTTCTAGGACTTGTATCATATATTTTTATTAATAATAATGGTTCTATCCCTAAAGCATATACATTAATCATGTTACATATTACTCTTCTATTCTCAATGACGGCAGTGAGTATTGCGTCAATTGAGAAATTTAGTTAGACCGCACTAGGTATAATAATTGCCAGTATGCGATGTTGTAGTCTAAATTTACCCGTCCACTGACCATTTACTGGATTTATATGAAATGAAATACCCTGTAGCCTTACAACAGTACGGATTTTGTCAGCTGGAACAAGAAGTCCGGATTTAGATATTCCACGAGTCCAGAGCTTATTTGCATATACAATTGGCCCCTGCGTATCATTTTCATTAATTGGGCAATAAAGATTCATTTCAGTATTATTGATAATAGACTGAAAAGTAGCTTTAATATCACTGAGTTTTCTTGTAAAAGGCTGACCAGGAAACCATCGCTGTTGATTAGTAAATACGGCATTTAATATCGTCTCTTGTAGCATTAAAATTTTACGAAGAGTGTTTGGGGATTCTTCAAGAGATAAGATAAGACGGCCTGTTAAAGGATTATATGACTTAATAGGGAGTAGTGGGAGTAAGATATTGAGCGCGGAGAAAATCATATCATTGTCTTTATAGCCGAAGGAAATTGTTGGTTTTTGTCCTTGGGGACTTGAGCCTAATTGTACATTTTCTACTTGAAAGGTTTGTATCGGTATGCACCACTCCATTGATTAGTTATAATTATTGTATCCTTAGGCGCTAAGTACTACTTAAGACCTCTATCTATCTTACTATAAGATATGGACACTCTAAATTTATGTTGGAGGGGCATGGCTGGAACTGGTAAAAAAATGGCGCTTCATAAGCATTTGGCAACAATTGCATCTGAGCGAAATTTACCCTTTACACTACAAACAAAATGCATTAACGGATCTGGAGGTGGAATTAGTGAAGAAGGGGATGCTGGAGATGATGATGAAACATCCGGTCAAATTACATACGAGTCATCCAATGTTCATATGGGCTTCGATATTGCACGTATGTCTATGCAGGACAAGCAATATCTTCGTCCTATTTTAACAAATTTGGGGCAAGGGAGTCAGGTGCTTTCAGGAACAAAAGGGCGGGGCGCACGAATTATTGTGTTCTACCATGCACATCTGCTCAGTTCAGAGTCGGTTCTTCTTATACAGGCTTGCTTAGAACAAAATGAATACGATATTTCTGTTTGGATGACTTCTGAAATGCCTGTTCCACACCGCATTCGTGACTGGTTTATTGAAGTTCCTGTTTCCTCAAATATTGATAAGTCTTTCGAAACCTTTTCAAAGAGTGTAGAGTTTGTACCTGCATCATGGTCCCTAATATTTAAAAAACTTTTTGATAAGTGGCTAAAGTCGAAGAAGCCCGTAATAGAAGACATTAAAGAAGTGAAGTCCTTTGTGTATGAATTACTTATGAGGAATTTTCGCTGGGTTGAGGCAACACATTTTATTCTTGATACGATTATTATGCATGATACTATGACTGAGACACAGCGTAAAAAATGTATTGAAGCGCTAGCCTCATGTGAGGCAACGGGTGGTGGTTATACTATTCCAAGTTATCGGATCCCAATTATTTGGGAAAGTCTATTTATTAAATTCAGGAGTATTCTACACGCTAATTAGGGGAACAATGCTTCCAGTTATTCTAGAAGAAATCTTAGCTCAGGTGAAAAAGGTTTATAAAGAGCCACCTATGAAATTTGTAAGAGCCCCTGTTAGTGATGCAGATATTGATAGAATGGAACAAGCAATTAAAGAGGGTGCAGAATTTGACCGTCTTGGTCTGAAAGCAGAGGTATGGAAGCGCTATAAGAATGGTACAAATGCTATTCAGTGTTTAGATTCGCCAATTGCAAGAATTGTTGCGGTTTTACCAAAAGGCTTAGAAGTTCCAGATGATTGGGGGCGGATCTTTCAACTGTTTGGAATGCCGAAACATGGTCCTAAATGGAATGTATATTGGTTCGGTTCTATTACTCCCCGACGCTTTCCTAAGACTGGTCTTCCACTTGCTGGGGAACATCTAAATGGTGGATATACTCACCTTTGTTCAACAGATGGTATCTTTATATATCGTATTGAGGAAGCCAGTCGTGTTCTAATTCACGAACTTCTTCATGCATCGTGCCAAGACCCTGTAGAAAAATCCATACCTCAGCGTGAAGCGCATATTGAAACCTGGGCTGAGCTCATCTTTGTTGCCTTTCGGGCAAAGGGTTCAGAAAAAGAGGCTCTAAGACTATGGAAATTGCAGACACAGTGGGTATCAGATACAAATAATCATGCTGCAAAATATAATAATGTTCACAGTGAAGATGATTATGGTTGGAGATATTTAAATGGGCGTAGTGATATTTATACATCACTTGGTTTAGAACTTCCGCCAGTATCTGGAGTTAAGCCAGAGCGTTCAAGATTTACACATCCTGAGTTGGGGGATTAGAAACTCTAAAATTGACCTATAACTAATCTAACCCACCATATAAGAAAATAATATGGGAATACGTGGGTTATATACTTATTTAAAGTATTATAGGCGAACCTTTGATTTAAAAGATAACAAAAAGCCACTGTTAAGAATCGGCATTGATGCAATGTCGTTTCTTTATAGATATCGTGAAAATACCGAAGAAATTAATCTATGTCTTAATACCTTAAAGGCACAAGGACATAAGATTTTATTTATCTTCGATGGAAAACCGCCAGTTGAAAAAGACGCCGAAATAGAGTCTAGAAAGGCTCATCGTGAAACGGCTGCAACTTCTGCAATTGCAATTCAGACTTTCTTAGAAAGTCAATCCGCAAAAGAGATTGATAATTCTTCACTGCAACTAATTGAGGATTCTTTAAAACGGTATCAAATAAAGAGTTGGAATGTATCCCGTAATTTACGACGTGCCTTCCAGGATTTGCTATGGGACTCAAATATTCCTTATGTTAAATCGCTGTCTGAAGCAGATGACGTTATTATTGACCTATTTAAGGGTAACAAGTTAGACGTTATTATTAGCAGTGATATGGATTATGTTGTTGCTGGTATTAGTTGTTTATGGGTTCCTAATCGGCGTGGGCCTCTTTACTTTGAAGAGATCATTCTAGATAATGTACTTCAAGGAGAGAGTCTGAATAGTCAGCAACTCATGGAAGTAGGTATCTTATCAACTATTGTACAATGCAGTACAGCCTTCACATGGGTCCGCCACTATGGGTCAATTGAAAATATTCTGAAAACAAGCCTACTCGCTAATAGCTCTTTGAATATTTTAGAGGGACTAAAACGCTTTATGAACCAACCTGTTTATTCTCGCATTCGCCCAGACCATTTAGAGCGAGTAAAAGAATTTCTAGATAGTTTGTAGATGAGTACAAAAGGTACTTATTATATACCATATGTTATAGCTTTTTTAGTTATATGTGTGGTTTTAACATACGGCATACAATATGTTGAAGGATTTGAGGCGCCTCCTGCAAAACCAGTTACTCCGAAGAAACTTGATGATATTCCAGTTATAAAGGATGTATGGATTATAAATTTGGATAAATCGAAAGAACGATGGAATGATATGCTTGATCAAGTAAAGGTACTTGACCCTCTTCCGGTAAATAGGTGGTCGGCAACAGATGGACGTAGCATGAAGGAACAGGATTTTATTGATGAGAAAATTCCAATTATAATTCGCCCCCAATTTGCTCTAGAATCAAAACAAGAACGGCGAAAAGGTGAAATTGGATGCTATTTATCTCACAAGAAACTCTTGGAACATTTATCAAAGCAAAAGGCGGAAGACGATGACGGCCATCTAATCTTAGAGGATGATGTGGAAATTGAGAAGGATACTCTTGATAAGTGGATTAAGGTTGCAGAGAATTTAGATAAGGACTGGGATATTTTTTTCTTCGGAATTCATGATCCTGTTTTACAGGAGGCTAAAAATGGAATTGCCAAAGTAACCAGTATACAAAGTCTGCACGCCTATATGGTTCGCCAAAAATCAATTCCAAAGATTTTGGAGCTTATTAATATTATGTATGATCCAATTGATGAAATTATTCGGTGGAATTCTAATAAACTGAACCTATATGCAATTGTACCTTTTGTAATAAAACAAAGAAAAAATTACATGTCTGATATACAAGGGAAAGTTACGTAAGCCCAAAGATTAGGTCCACACGCCCTTCACGAATATAAGATGGATCCATTTCACAAATCTCTTCTGGAGTCTTATTGGATGTTAGCAGAAGAATAAGATTTGGATACATACCAATATGAATTTCGTCCAAAATCTGGTTCCATCCTGACTTATCCCGTGTCTGAATAGTAAATTTCGAATTTGCTGGAATCCCTTCATGAATTTGTTTTAAAGGTCCATCAAATTCATCAAAGACTAGAATAAGTGGGTTTGTTGAACTAGGCTCAACTTCAGAATAAAGATTATATAGCGTATCACCTGGTTGCCAGAGTTTCAATGTATTGCAATAGGCAGATTTATACATATTTGCAAGAAGAATACCAACAATAGACTTACCAGTGCCTGGAGGACCGTGCAAATATACTACACTGTGGCCATATTCATCGTGGTGCTCTTTGACTTTATCCACAATAATTTGCTGTTGAGGCTTTGGGACAACAGAGTTGATTTTGACAAGTCGCTTTTTAAACCAACAGTTCGAATAGTTCCCAAATCTTTCATAAACAGTTAGATATTCTTTTGGGATTAGTTGCAAGCATCCTATTGGTTGGGGTTCTTCTTTAGATTTCGTCAGCATTTCATAAGATTCCTGTGTTGAAATAATCCATACATTATATACGCCCTCATTCATTGTCAAATGAAGGGCATACCAATATCCAAAACTATAGCCATAGTTCTTAGTATCATTTGTCTTGTGGGTACACCAGTCACCCATACGCTTTTGTACACGACTGCAGGTTTCATATTCAGTCAGATTATATAGGCGAACACCCCATAGTTGTGTGATAAGAAAGATACAGGTCCATGGAAGTTGGGAACAAATGTATCCTAGGAAAAGGTAATAGGCTTCATATGTCATTAGTAATAAATTATTACTAGTAACATAGATCAATTTTATTCTATTTATCTTCTTAAACGGCGCTTAGTTCTTTTTCTACGCCCACCTTCTGTAATAAAGCTTATAGTTCCATAACTTATTTTGAAGGGCTTTGTAGGGTTTTGTAGAATCATATTTTTATAGTGAGATATGTCTGTACTTGCATCTCTTAGCTCTTTTAGTCCGCCCTTATCACTTATAATGAATTTGAACTCTTCAGTAGGAATTGTTTTTGATGGTGGGATATAATGAAAATACTGGTTCAGATAACTTTCATCATTCCATTTTGGTTCATATGGGATTACTTTATCAATTGTCTGATTTTCAATAAGTGTCTTAACAAAGTTTATCATATTATTTTTCTTCCCTCCAAAAAATGCACCTAAATAGTACATTTGTGGAAAAGGGGTATCTAATGGTATAAATGCCTTTGAATTAGGATTTCTATCAAAATCTTTTTCACCTCCATAACGATTATTGAAATGTTCTCCAGCTACTATATCACCTAAAAACCAATCATCAAATGGCTTATCAATATCTGTGTCTGCATCAAAATAGTATAAATGGTCGGAATCACATGATTCTAATGATAAAATACTGCTGAATTTTGAGTTTGTAGCATCGACCCAGGTCTTATTAATAAGAGGAATATAGGTTACATTTTTAATATTGGGCAAATACGGCTTCGGATCTGTATCTGAAAATACGTAAAATTCTACCTTGTTCTTTGATTTATAGTATTTTACAAAGTTCTTGATAAATCGGAGTCCAAGAATAAAGTATGCATTTGTACAAAGAATTATTATTCCGATCTTCATCTATATATTATCGTTATTATCTAAATGTAATACATTCACATAACAACGACCAGACTGGGGTTCGAACCCAGGACTTCCCGGTTAACAGCCGAGTGCTCTAACCAACTGAGCTATCCAGTCATCGGGATGTCTTTGCACCCTATTTTATACTAATAGGGTGCGCTTTAAGTACCTTTACAGATGCAATAAAAATACGGGGAGTGGGGTTCGAACCCACGCGGATTTCTCCAGACGCTATCGCATAAGGCATTTTTTTTCCTTAAGGCGTCCTCCTTAACCACTCGGACATCCCCGTGTTTTTATTGCATTTTTGTAAAATCGTCTTTTTATAACACCATTTACGCCGTGGGCTTAACCGTCTTGGGGTAGTGGTGGTTGAGGTAGCGCTGGAGGTTGAAGTACGTGAGCTTGTCGCCCTCAGGGATGGCAAGGAGCTTCTGGAGCGCCGCATCAGGCGTGATGGCGTGCTTGTCCTTGAGGTTATTCTCCTTTACGTAGTTGTTGACACCCTTCGTTACCTGCGAGCGCGAGATAAGCGTGCCCTTGGCAAGGCGGAGGAACGTGCAGAGCTCATCCGTGACCTGTACGGGGCGCTCGAAGATGGAGAGCGTGCGGGGCTTGTCACCCTCGGCGCCATCCTCGACCTTCGCACGGCGCTTGCGCTTGCGGGCATCCTTGATCTCACGGTGCACACGCTTGTCAAGGCGCTTGACGTGGGCAAGAAGGGAGACAACCGTCTCACGAACCGTGTTAAGGTAGTTCGTGACGGACTTGAGGTCCTCATCGAGCGTCGTCGTAGGGACAACAGGCGCAGCGGCGGCCGCAACCGTCTCAACGGGCGTCGACGCAACAACAACAGGCGCCACGACGGGCGCGGCCTTGGCGGCCTTGGCAACCTTGGCAGGCTTGGCGGCCTCAACAACGGGCGCAACAACGGCGACCTCAACAACAACATCTTTCTTGGCGGCGGCAGGCTTACGTGCAACGGACTTAGCAGGGGCGGAACTCATCATACCAGATGCGGAGGAAGGATTTGACGACATTTTACGCGCTATGCTTCTCTATTGCACGTTAACTCTGTCAATTTTTATTTTCGGAGGGGCCAAATTCTTAAATTTAGGGGTATTTTCCCTAGTCATACTCTTTTATTTTTGAAACCGGGGTATTTTCATGACGGCCAACATGGTTCTGCGTTCAAATTCTACTAAATTTCTCAATAAGATTCAATGAATTACATTCCGGTTCTAAAATAGAGGCAATGAATGAACTCTTTACATCCTCTAGTAATGATATACGTAAATGCAGTAATATAAAGAGTAAAAAGTCGCCAGATATCCAATGTAAGTTGAATGCAATATATGGCGACTTTTGTAATAAACATTGGAAACATCCTTCTAGATTTACGACTAAGATTGAAGGACTAACTGCAAATAAAGTGACACAAAGGGCTGCAATAAAAATTCAAAAGGCTTGGAGAAAAGTAAATTCTTATTTAACGCTCTTTCACCAAGGACCCTGCATTAAAACACGTGGCTTAAGTACAAATAATAGTGAAGTATTTTCATTAGAACCTATTGAATCAATTCTAGATTTCTACTACTTTAGCTTTGCCGACACACAAAAGAATCTATGGACCTTTGATATTCGTTCAATTGCTCAAATGATTTCACTTGGAACGTTTAAGATAAATCCGTATAATCGCCAGCCAATAAATGAGCGAATTGTAAAAAAGGCTCTCAATCGTATAGCATGGCTTCGTTCTAGGAAGTATACCATTTTGTATCCGAGCAATAATGATTTAACACCGGATCAATTATGGAGACAAAAAATTCTAGATGTTTGCATGCGCCTAGAATCATTTGGGTTTCATATTTCATGTGAATGGTTTAGTGAAATGAGTTTGGAGACACATATTGAATTTTATAAATTCATGTATGAACTCTGGAATTATAGACTCGGTCTTAGTATACAAGCGCAGTGTGAAATAGTTCCGCCACCTGCAAATTTATTTAAGACACGTTATGAAAAGAAACACAATCTTCATTGGTGGGAAAAGGTGAATCTGCAATTGATTGAAACTCTTATTACAAGTTCTTCAAAAAAGGAGAGCCAACACCTTGGGGCCACATATTGTATGATGGGCTTTGTAAAAGTAAATAAGGATGCTGCGAATGCCTTTCCTTGGCTTTACGAGTCTTTATTTTAACCAGAAGGTGTTATAACACGATTATATACACAGGTTGAATCAACAATATTTGGGAAAAACTGCCCATTTTCCGGAGCCCTACAAGGAGGCACATAGACCATTGAAGGGTTTGTTATATCTTGCTGTGCAAATGGAGGCATATTATGGTTGTAGCATGGTGTAGGGACTAAAATGGGGCCTGTTGTTAGAATCTGGTTATCAGGACATATTGCACAATGCTCAGCAGATCTTAAGATATTTGTATATTCCATATTTGTGCCCTTTCCTCTAATACTAACAGTGCAAGCATCTGTTCCAATTGTATCAATAGTTGCACCAATGTTTCTGATATCACTAACTCTATCTGGAATACGTACACTGGAAGCCTGGGCTCTACGAATGTGCGTAATCTCACTTGAATCACGAACCTTTGTACGTGCTATGTATTTTATAGTCTCTTCTTGAAGGCGTGCCATGCGTTCTCCTTGTGACATTGCCATTTTTCTATTTATAGGCGCACAAAAATTTTTGGCCCCCGAAAAATAAAAATTGAGAGCCCGTGCGCCCTAGGAGTTAACTATAAGAAGAATGTCCTCTGTTGTTTCGCCTTCTAGCTTTAATGCCTCGAATGTTACGTTTTCCCCTGTGAAGCTACTTGAGTCTGGTGGCAAGCAGGCGTACCTGAACTATGATAATCGTCCCCTTGTAATGCAGGTCGGCTCACTAGAGACGCCCTTTGGTCTATCAGTCTTTGACAAGATTCCTGGTGCCGCGCCAAAGTACACGGTTGAGCTCAATCTTCGTGGCCACGATGACCCTGTAGGTAATCCTAAGACGGCGAGCATCTTCAATGCCCTCAACTCTCTTGATGAGTATCTTATTGATACAGGTGTAAAGAACAGCCGTGCTTGGTTCAAGGCGGATCTTAACCGTGACATGGTAAAGATGCTCTACACGCCTACGATGAAGTTCGCTAAGGATGCGGAGGGCAATCTCAAGCCCTATCCTCCCACCCTTAAGGTCCAGCTTCGTCAGCGCGACGGCAAGTTTGAGACGGCCGTCTACGACGACAAGAAGCGCCCTCTTACGGATGTTCCTCTTGAGGATGTGCTTGTCAAGCGCTCAATGCTCACCGTTCTCATCCAGTGCACGGGTGTTTGGATCACGGGTGGTAAGTTCGGTCTAAGCTGGAAGGCCGTGCAGATTCGTGCTGACAAGATTCCTGACAGCATCCGTGGGTTTGCCTTCCTTGAGGACGGTGAGGCGCCAGCTTCATCAAAGCCTGCTCCTGTTGTGTCAAAGGCTCTTCCTCCTCCACCTCCATCAAACCAGTTTGCGGGTCTTGATGACGATGTAGATGATGAAACGGCTCTTCGTCCTGCTGCTACAGCCGAGGATGAGGACGAGGACCTTGAGGAGGCGCCCATTCCAGTTCCTGCAAAGAAGCCTACTGTTGTAAAGAAGGTTGTCAAGGCTCCTGTTAAGAAGTAATCAGATTCACTAATAAAAATCATACTAAACATTTTTTATGATTTTTATTGATTTCTAACAATAACTCATTACTGCGTTATATTGCACCCACAGCCATTCTTACCAGTATATGTGTAAGCAGTGGCGCAATAGCATCCACCCTGATTGCGAGCAACAACTACATCAAGTGTGGCATTTCTTGCCTGTTCAGGACGAACACTTGTTCCATTATTAACAGCAACAACATTCTGTGACTGGAAGGCATAAAGAGCCATGGCTCTACGAACACGTGTTAGTTCAGACGCACTATAATTTGTGACAGGCATTTCTACGCACTGCAGAGAAATTAAGTAAGGCCAAAAGACGGTCGGTTTGGCACTGGGCATTTTGTACTTGCCTTCGGTAAATTAGCATTTAATATTGCTGTAGGTACCGGAGGGCATGGTGGTGGCGGTGGAATACGATAGTATTGAGCAAATCTTGCAAGTGGATCATTCGGATTAATAGAGCTGTCTAAAACACATTGTATGCGTTGTTGAGTTAGTTCAGATGATAATTCGCATGATAGTCCAATAGTCGGATTAGGACATGCTTTTTTAATAAGATAGTCGCTCTCTAAGGGAACTTCTTGGTAATATTTTGTCTTCACACAATTTGTTTTACACGGCGCCCCATAAATTTGCTGGGCTCTTATAAGTGCAGACTGTATATCTTGCTCTCTAGCTTTATAGATTAATTGATTAATTCGTGCTCCTTCGCTCATTGTCCCTTCTAGCCCTTAGCCTCAATTTGTTTTTTACGAAGCATCTTCTCACGTAAAAGAGTCGGGAAGCCCTTTTGGTATCCTGAACAATTAAGGGAAAATGGTGGAAGATTCGGGCGTTTTGTTGCCCTGTTAGCCTCTACCATCTGAATAAATTTCGGAATTGTCCTGTCAATTCCATAAATCCGTTTTTTCATATTTGTGGTAAAAATACTTATGGCATACCATGTTGTAATAAGTGTGTCAAGAGATGCAATATTGATATTGCGCCCATCATGTGTATTAAAAGTTAAATATGAGTTACAGGAAATTTCCTGGAGAATTATAACAACCGGTATTGACTTATATCTTACTTCTGCATATTCTGGAACAAATTCACCCTTTGCGCTCTGAAAATATAATTCTATATGTTTACTTCCCAAGTATCTCATAATTGTGGCAGATTCCTCCTTGACATTCGGACTAAAGATCCCAATTACTCCTGTAAATTTCGTTAATTTGAAGGTGTCTCCTTGCCGACTTAGAACATTTTTGTAAAATTTCTCCAAGGGTCCTGTGAAAATTATACGCTCCATTTCTAAACAATAATTTAGGGCTCTTTGTTGCATTATTGGATCTGGTTCAATTTCTAGCTGGCGTGAAATCTTCTGTGTTTGAGCCCTTTTAGCCCTTGGAGGAAATGAACTATTAATAAGCTGTAGGCGTTCATATACCTTTTCCCAACGTGATACCATACCTCTTGGGCGACTAATTTCCAAATACATCATCATTCTAAGAATATCAGGATCAGTATAATACATGCCCTCACGAATAAAGGCACGTTTTTGTAGAATTGTATATAGCGCTTCAGAAATTCGTGTAATATCTGCAACAGGAACAAAATTCACCAGAATTTTACTTGTGCCTTCATGAATTCCAATTTTGTGATATACATTTGCAAATCCCTGTGCCTTTAATGCAGATACAATCATACTTACATCAGCATCTAGGTCTGGTGTATAAAAGTCATAGTCGGGAAGATCCAGGTCGGGATTATAGAAGCGTTTTTTTAAAGGGAGAATCATGTTCATTGCTGTACCCCCATAGCAAACGCGCTTCCTCTCTTTAATAAATTTTCGGACAACTTCTAGGGCTTTTAATAATTCATCATTATGAGCTGCCTCATACTCTAGGCGCTCTTGAGCAATATCAATTGCAGTTTTCAGCCTTTTTTCAATTTGTAATTTACTCTTATCATCCTTATTTTGTTTATATATATCCTCCTCCATCTATTAAGAGTCTATAAATTTGGACCAGACGAGCGATAATTTGTAGGCTTTACAGTATAAAATGGCTCCCCTTTCCATGCCTTCATTTTCCCTTTTAACACGTCGATATCTTCTCCAAATAAATTAAGTAGTATGCAATTTACACTGTTACGTTCAAGTAATAAATTAATGGCAGGAAGCGTAGGATTTTTCATTTGTGATGGCATCACAATTACAAAGCGTGACTTTCCCTTTATTGCAAAAGCATCCCTGTCATCATCACTCAGCCCAACAATCGATTTAGATGATACGACAATAGCATTTGGTATTTCACCATTATGAGGCACATCAGAAGCACCAAGAGAATTACTTTTAGCATCTAAGTATACTCTTATATTGACCATAAAGTCTAAGTCGTATTTAGGATCAATTTGTTCCATTCCAAGTGTTTTTAAGTTTCTAAAAATAGTTGTATCAAGATTACAGAGAATGAGTGCTTTTTTCTCAAAAGTTGTAATAGGAGCGTGAATGAGTGCTGACTCATTCATCTGGCGCTGGTAATTTCCAGATGACGTATTTTTCACCATGTAATCCTGTAATGGTTGAAGATCGCTGGAAACAGCGCTTAAAAATCTCACGTATTTTTCAGGATCTCTTAGAGCATTAGGTGTGCGTTCAAAGTGAAGATAGACTACTATAGGTTGAGAACCACTTAACAGTGAGTCGGCAAAGGCATATGCTGCAAGGGTCTTTGCAATTTCCTTTATACTTCCGCTATTTGCACTAATTAATTTTCCTGCGTCATCTCTGTAGAGAAGAGTTGGAATAAAAGGCTCCTCGAAATTGGCAGAATCCTTCTTTGCCTCTAAGAATCCAATTTGTAGTGTAAAAAATCGTATTCCCGCTTTTAAGGCTGACTGTATTCCAACACTTGTGTCAAAGGTTCCATCAGATTCATTGGGTCCAATATAGGCCGCCTGTTTTACACCAAGCATTTGAAGATTTACAAGACTTGTCTCAGGAGCACTTGAAGGATTCGCAAAGGATTCTATGGAAGCTATTCTATCTGCAACAATTTTTGCAATATCAACTTTTGACTTTTCTAATTGTGGCCTAACCATAAATTTATATATCAAAAATGATATTAAAAATCCTATTGTTATACAAAATATGAAAATACCTAATTTTGAAACTGGCTTGCCTGTAAATACATTTGCATATATTTTAAGTATGGTCATTGCTAAACCAAATAAAAATAGAATAATACCCATAAATACCATTTGCATAGAAATAGCAAAAATGCCTAGAGCGGTTGGATCTGTAATTGGCTTACGCCCAAAGAAGCGTCGCGCATCTTGAAAAAACTTTGCTGCAAATTCAGGCATACCAACTGCCATCAAGCCATTTAATTCAATGGTATCATCACTTAGTTTAACTGCTGAAGCAACTCCATTGACTAAATTTCCTATACCACCTAATATATCCATTCTTCTTCTAACTAAGATACTTCTTTACAAATTCACTACAACTAATCACTTCCACGCTTTTAGACTCGCGGGCCTTCTTAATCTTTGCAGATTCATTTGTATTATCATCGGGCGTTACAAGAATTTTAACAGATGATGTGAGACTTTGTGCAAGCGTGTAGCCCTTTGCCTTCAGGCCCTCCTCAAGAGCCTTATTACGAAACCCTGTAAAGCATACTAGACCCTTTGAAGCAATTGGTACAACAGCCGTCTTAGGAAGAATGGGATAGGGAATCCAATAGAGTTCCTTTGTACGCCAAGCCTCATAATTCTTAAAACACTCCTGAAAGGCCTTAAAAGTTTCCTCCGTCCAGCCCGAAGGAATAGAAGATGTACTAGTCCATTGCCGTGGGTCGGGAACATTCTTAAAGAGAGAGGATAGCTTCGCCTCACCAGTTCCACGAGGAATTTGATTCGATGCAAGAATGAGTGCCATCTCTGTAAGAGTTGGCGACGTTACTAGGGTTCGCAGATTGGCATAAAGTGTCTTTCCTGACTTGGGGCCTAGCGTCTTGCAAAGGTCGGCCTCAGATGCCTCCCATAGTGCACATGGAGTCTTATAGCCGGCGCCTACAAGGCTAGTAGCAGACGCTGGGCCTAATCCCTGAATATCAAGAGTTTTTGCAAAGTGGTAAAGTTGCGTGGCCTTTTGTTCCTCCGAAACAGATGTAACACAAATATGCGTGGCAGAATTTGCCGCCCCATTCCACTCCCAGTTAAGCAGTGGCGACGGAAGAGAAGGAACAAGCGCCGGAACAATGACACTATCAAGGGTCGGAATCACATCACCGCTCCTACGAATCTTGATTAGTGCGCCAGGGCCCAGAACCTTATCAACAATGGTTCGTGCATTGTGCCCAGTACAATACTCAATAGTTGCACCATTAATAACAATAGGATCAAAGCGAATCTTCGGAATGAAATAGCCCTGTGCAGAGGCCGCCCAAATAATCTCCTTAATGGTGGTGGTTGCCGACTGATCCGATACGGGCATCTTAAAGGCCACACAGTCCTTTGGATTCTGAATAGGACCAGTCATGGTCTTCAAAGACTGAATAGGGACCTGATTGACACCGACTACAATGCCATCGGTATCGTAAAGACTGTCTGCACGGCGTTCAGTGAATTTGCTAGAACAGATTGACTCACTAGGAGCCTTGACAATTTCCCACCACGGTACAAGGAAATTCTGCGCTATTAGCCATTCAAACTGCTCTGACCGCTTGAGTCCAGTAGGGTTATGGACCTCATAGGCAAGGAACTCAATCTGGCCTAGGAGTTTCTTATCGGGCGTCTTGTGGTGCAGAAGACCGTTCACAATGTTGCGCCCATTAATAAGGTCCTTAGAACGCTTCATAATGAGTTCCCCACGAAGAATCCATGATTCGGCACTTTGCACTAGGCCCTGAATGTGCGGTACCATAGAAGATGGAATCATATAGCCCTCAACGCCATTACCACGAAGGAAGAGTTGCTGTTTGGCAGGAATCCATAGGGCGCTTAGGCCGTCAAGTTTCTCAGAGAAGACATATTCAGTTGCAGAGCTGAGAAAGCGTTCCAAGCGCTTTTCATTGAGTTTAATCTTGTCTAATGAGGGCATACGAACAGGAAGAGGGTGCACAGATGAAGGAGTTGCACCGACATTTAGAAGAAAGGGATTCTCAGGATCACGCTCCCTCAGAGTCTCCACTAGACTGTCATAACTCTCGTCATCCATGAGAAGGTCCCCGCCATTGTAGTAGGCTTCGGATGCCGTTATAAGAAGGTCAACAAGCGCATATGTGGAGTCCATCTTTGTATAATACTATATACTAAGATAGGTGCTTCAATTTTTTAAAATTTCTCCCGTTTTTAAAAATTGAGGCCTAAAGGCTCCCCTCCTAGACTATTAGGAGGTCCTATCGTCCAGTGGTTAAGACTTTGGGCTTTGAACCCAGAAACCGGAGTTCGATTCTCCGTGGGACCATCCTGCTTGCGTTGATAGTTCAGTGGTAGAATGCAACTCTTCCAAGGTTGTAACGCGGGTTCGATTCCCGCTCGACGCATCCCCCAAATATGAAAAAAACCAGGAAATATTGGAACAAATATAAAAAAGAAAAGAGAAAACAATAAAAAACCAAAAAAGAAAAATATAAAGTAGCAAAGGGGACCTTGGCTACAAACCCACAACCTGCCGTTTTAGCTCAGTTGGATAGAGCGTCCGCCTTCTAAGCGGAAGGTCGTGGGTTCAAGTCCCACATGCGGTACTTTCGCCCTTTTAGCTCAGTGGTAGAGCACCAGCTTTGTAAGCTGTAGGTCATGAGTTCGATCCTCATAACGGGCACTTTTTTTATGCTTTATTAAAGTATAAAAAAATTGCTCTAAACATCTAAATAGAAATATATATGCATTAATAAATGGGAACAGGCGAAATAGGATTCGTCTTTGAATCCTTAATTGAACGTACATTAACACAATTAATTGAACCTTTAAAGGTAAAGGGCTATAAGTCAACTCTTTTTTCCGAACAAGCCATACGAGATAATTTCAACGAACAGTCGCTAAATGGTGTTGACCATCTTTTTGAAATTGTCGACACTTCAGGAAATTATACACTCTTCCTATTGCAGGAAAAATGGAAGCTTATGACAAATCAACGGGAAGTTAGCCAATTTTTAGACTGTTGTTCTCGTATTATATCACGAATTCCTATTGATAAACGTGGGAAGATCTATAGACTCTGGGTAACTAGATCACAGCCGTCCCTAAATGGTGAAAAATCGCTTAATGAGGGTGGTGCCTACATTATACAGTCTATGACTTCACAAGCGCTTCTAGCGCAAATTACCGGACAAATTATATGCGAACTTATTGGAGATAAGACACTTGCAAACCCTATGATTGCAACTATGCATTCATTACTTCCTGTAGAAGAGCCTATAGCACCGATCGTCTTAGATGAGTCTAAAACGGCTCCGTTGCAAACATCATCATATAAGATGCAGGTAAAAGTAACAAAAAATTGAAGAAGGTCTTGGCTAGTAATTAGGATAACGAAGATGCATCACGTATATGTTATTGTGGAAAATGGTGTCCCATATCCAAATGCATATATATGTTTTGAAAAGGCTATTCTTGCAGTTAAGGCAGTACATGCCGAGGAAATTAATAGGCAACTAGAAGAGGCAGATGGTGATTATCCAATCTGTTCAGACTTAGATGTTCTAGAAGATACTGCAAAAGGTATTACGTATCTCTATGTTGAAAAGGGCATTAATATTGAAGTGCATAAGTTGCCGGTCTTATGATTTTAGAAGCCACCCAATTTCTTCATATATGCATCCATAGCAGAATCGTATGCCTGCATTTGTGTGAGCGCCTCTTTTTTCTTTTCCTTCGGCTTCACTGGTGCAGCAGTCCGTGTTTTAAAGGCTTTTGCAAGTTCCCCAGTCTTAGCAGGAATCTCGTAGGACAGTACTTCATTAAAGAATTTCGGTATCTGTTTTATGGCATTTGAAAGATAAATAGGATCTTTAATAAGCGGTAGCGCAGCAGGAATCTTCCACTTGGGAACTTCAATAAGAATCTGTGTAAGTAGCACTAAGATCTGCTTTTTTGCAGTTGCTCCTAAGCCCTTTGGTGGTTCCTTCCAGATATTTAAAAGCATTTGAAATTCTTCATTCATTCGTATTAGGCCTTTTGCAGCAAGTTCCTTATAAATTTCACTATAAAGATGTAAAACAAAGTATGATGCATCCGTACTGTTTTGTGGACCTCGCTTAATAGTTGTTAGTCCCGTCTTATTTGCCTTTCTAGCAATAACATCCTCTTCTAAGAGCCATTTAATCCAAAATAGGGTTCGTTCAGTGGAACCTTCGTTTATGCATTTACATATATTTGCTCCCACCGTTCTTAGCAAGGCAAAATCACCTTGTGGATTCCATGTACGCCTTAAAGCGGCCGATTCACTTAATTGGTCTATGACTGCCCCACGTATCCATCCTTGTTCATGTGTTTCTTGTCCAACTTTTGGCCAAGAAATTAATGTACGTGTTGGGGCATCACGAAGAACTAATATTAATTCTCCAATACGAAGTTGGAATAATTCGTAGCTATAAGCTGATTCATCAGGTAATGTTTTCATAAGAGTATCAATTTCCTTTATACGGTGATTCAGATATACAAAGACACGGGGTGATGCAAGGCCAATATGGAGGAGCGCATATTCCCAGAGTATGCGAAAGAGGTTATTAATACCACCACTGCATACTAGGTCTGCGGTAAAGTGTAAGGCGCGCCCTGTTGCCTCTGTGCCAGCTTGGCCCATAATTTTCTCTAAAGAATGGATAACCTCATTCGGAAGATATCCAGCCCTTGTTCGTGGTAATTCAGGTTCCAAAGTTATATTCATTTTAGTTTATGGAAATATAGTTATTTTCTAGACTTAGCGTGGGACTTTTTTGTCTTTGTTTTTATTTTTTTTGGTGTGGATCTAGAACCTCCAGTCTGGGTGGCTGTAAATGATACATTATTTAGTTGTGTATTACCATTAAATGCAATAATAAATCGAATGGTCGCTGGTGCATTCCAAGGTCCTACCGGATTACCTGTTATCATAGTAGCATATCTAGTACCATCTAAAATAACATCACCGTATCCCATATCGTATACTGAAAATTCTATAGTAGAATTTGCTGAATATCCTGCACCACTACCATTGCCAGTGCCAATTCCTCCATTTTGTAAATAGTGTGACATTACTCCATTTCTAAATAAAGCTCCCGATATAACTCTAGAATAATATGGAGCTGTTAAAGTATCACTACCACCAACAGTACCAATAAAAAATTCACCGGTTGTATTAGCAGGAGATACACGAAGAGATCCTCCTGAAGTAGTAAATGTTTGAGTTGTATAAGCAGCTGCATTGTAGTTATTCGGAGTAATTAACGGTGCGATTGATGTTGCGCTTATAAAACTTGTATTATCCAGAGTCCAAGTAGGTTTAAATGATATATTATTTAGTAGTGTAGGTCTATTAAATATAATGATAAGTCTATAACCATTTATTGTATTCCAAGAAAAACTTAGGGATTCATTATTAAATGGAATAGGTGTTGAAACTCCATTCATAATATAATTACAACGCATTGATGAAGTGTATTCACCACTCATAGGAGGTATTACAAGTTGTATATCAGAATTTGCGGGATAACTTAAATTAGTAGCAGAGGCATACCAACCGCCATAATTCATAAAGTGGCTTATCATTCCATTTCTATTAAATACTATTCCAGATAAAACTCTATTATAATAGTCATATTGTTCAAAAGGACCAAAAGTTATAGTATCAATATCATTAGAAGAAATAATGCCAATCATAAATTCACCAGTCTGAGTTGTGGTACGTATATTAAAAGTTCCTCCAACACTATATGATCTAGTCGAATACGCAATTCCTGGCCAGATATCATCAGGGTTATTAACATCTGATGATATTGATGTTGGGCTTACAAGAGTTGCATTGATAAGATTCCAAATAGGAGCAATAGTAGTTGTAGTTGTTGTTGTTGTACTTGTTGTACTTGTTGTAGATGGATATGGTATACTATATTTTGGTATATTATTAACACCTGATACCAATGAAGGGTCAAAAAAATATTTAATTAAGAATTTATCAATACCAAGTCCGAAGTTTGAACGTTTAATTTGTGTAGAATAAGTTGTACCGGCAATATTATTTAATAACATAGTACCTGTTACATTAGAAGTAGCAGTTGTACCAGTTGTTACAAAATAGATATTATTATTATATAAAAATACATTTCCAGCATAATAATTTACAGAAGGTACTAAATCACCAGTAAAAACAAAACCAGGATTCATTCCTCCAGTAGGGCCTGTTAGACCTGTTAGACCTGTTGCACCTGTTAGACCTGTTACACCTGTAACTGAAAATGTTTGAACCATTAAATTTTGAGGACCTCGTAAGCCCTGTGGTCCTTGGGGTGCCATAGCACTTGTTATATTAGGACCTGTTAGACCGGTTGCACCTGTATTACCTGTTGGACCGGTAACTCCTGTAGCACCTGTTGGACCTGTAGCACCGGTTAGACCTGTGGCACCCGTTGCTCCTGTTAGTCCTGTGACTCCTGTAGAACCTGTCACACCAATTGATGGATTTGCATTAGCACCCGTTCGACCAGTTGGACCCGTTGGACCTGTTATTGAAAGGGCGGTTGGACCTGTTACACCAGTTGGACCTGTTCTACCCGTGGCACCTGTGAGCCCTGTTGCTCCTGTGTCTCCTGTGGACCCTGTAAGTCCTGTTGCTCCTGTTGCACCAGTTACTCCTGTGGCACCGGTAGAACCAGTTACTCCTGTTTCACCTACAGGTCCACTTAAACCACTTTGTCCCATAATAGTGGCATTACCTGTGGGTCCTGTAGTACCTGTATCACCTGTTAGACCAGTTGCACCTGTTCTACCCGTGACACCTGTGATACCCGTGGCTCCTGTTGCTCCAGTGGCTCCTGTTAGACCCCTTGGACCAGTAGCTCCTGTAGCACCTGTTAGACCGGTTACTCCTGTAGCACCTGTGGCTCCTGTTAGACCTGTGGCACCAGTAGCTCCTGTTAGACCTGTGGCACCAGTAGCTCCTGTTAGACCTGTTAACCCTGTTGGTCCTGTGGCACCAGTAAAACCTGTTAGACCCAATGCACCCTTACCTGCATCTGCACTACCAGCAGGTCCTTGTTGACCCTTATCACCCATTGCACCTGTGTAACCTGTAAGACCTGTAACGCCTGTTAGACCTGTAGCACCAGTAGCACCTTTTGCACCAGTTAATCCCGTAGCACCTGTGGCACCTGTTAGTCCTGTTAGCCCTATTAATCCAGCAATACCTGTATAACCCGTAGCGCCAGTGGCGCCAGTTGCACCTGTTAGACCAGTGGCACCAGTTGCACCTGTTAGACCAGTGGCGCCAGTTGCACCTGTTAGACCAGTGGCACCAGTTGCACCCGTTAGACCAGTGGCTCCTGTTGCACCCGTGGCTCCTATTAGACCAATGCTTCCTGTTAAGCCATTTTTGCCAGTAGGACCTGTATATGCATTTCCTGTAGCACCTGTATCACCCCTCATAGCAATCATTACTGCATTAGATAGTTGCGAACCGGGAGTACCTGTAGGACCAGTAAGACCTGTAGCACCTGTGGCTCCTGTGGCACCTGTTAGGCCAGTAAGGCCTGTGGTTGCAGATTTAGCATAATAATTGGGACCAGTTTGACCAGTTGCACCTGTTAGTCCAGTGGCTCCTGTAAGACCAATAGGACCAATTGCATTAAAGTTATTATGTAAAACCCATGTAGAATTTTGAGAGACGTATGCATTTGTTGTTCCACTCACTAAATAAATAGTAGATTCAGGAACTGGTTGAGGTGGAAGTTGACTTACATTAGTTATAATACCTACAATATTCATTCCAGGAACAGGACCAGTTGCACCTGTTAACCCTTTATTTCCTCTAATCATTCCTAAATCAATCCATACTCCTGTGTCGTACATCCATAAATGTCCAGTTAGTGTATCTGTATATAAGGTATTAATATTACCTATAGCTGGTAAATCAGATTGTGTTGGAACTTCAATCCATAAAATTAAATTATCACCACCTGATTGGATTTTACTACGGATTCTCTTTTGCTTTACACGCCGCTTACCCATTAATTCTTAATAATATTTTATTTCATCCGTTTTGTTGCGTATAAGTTATTTTTAATTTTAACAGGTGTTATTTTAATATTGCTATTAAAATGGTTTTTAATAACACTAACTAATTCTGTAAGACCGGAACCTCCTGCCTGTGTAAGAGGTAGTGCAGAACCCATTAGTGTTGTATCTGCAATCTCAGTTGCATTTGCGCCGGCAGCCAATCCTGAGTTTATGTGATTAATACGATATGTATGTATTGGAGCAATAGTACTACTCCCCTGTGTATAATAACTTGAATTAACTGCAGTTAAATCGATAGGCTTATCAAGAGTCCATAATATTACACTATTAGAACCCTGTGTTACTATACTTCCATTAATTACACATGCTCCAGGAATAATTCCTAGTCCAAAGATACGAGGCCCTTTAAATGTTGTTGGTTTAGTAGAATCGGTTATAATTGCTGGTCCAAAGGGACGGGTTGTTTGTGCTGATCCTAAAAGAGTTGTCCATGAAGAATAATTTGTCCATCCACTTGTTTGTAGTATAGTAAAAGAAGCACTTATTGATGCATTTGTATAGTTTCCTACTGTTTGATATCTTGTATCTGATGCAGTAGATGTATTATCAATAACTCCCTGTGCAATTCCATAAATCTGATCATATCCTTCAGTGCTTGTAAGTGTTCCTCCTAAAGGGACTGTGAAAGGCACAAGGCCAGTTGAAGTCATCTTATAAAAAGGCGATGCGATGTTCATTGGTGGAATTGGACAGTAGACGCCACGGAGATTTGGAAGATTTAGAGTTGCAAGACTCTTTGTAGGTGAGCTCCATATTCCACCATGCCATGGAACAATATCAATATTATAGTCATTAAATATGAATAACGAGGGAGTAGTATTATTGATATAATAATTTGCTAAATATGTTACTGCAGTTGTGTTAGACTCAGTATACTTTACAATATCACCTGGAGAATAAAAGACTGTTAGATTCAGTGTACCTCTATAATTTAAATTATTTATTGATACTCCACTAGTTCCTGTTGGACCTGTTGGTCCTGTAATACCTGTATTACCGGTTGATCCACTTAATCCAGGTATAAAGGTGAAGTTAGTTGGCATATTTGTACCTGTAGGACCTGTGGGTCCAGTAGGACCTGTATATGCAGATCCTGTTGCTCCTGTAGCACCTGTACGTCCTGTAGAACCTGTAACTGCATCTGGACCTGTTAGTCCTGTAGCACCTGTGGCGCCTGTAGCACCTGTACGTCCTGTAGCACCTGTAGCACCTGTTGCACCTGTTGCACCTGTTGGACCTGTATATGGAATACCAGCTGGACCTGTTAATCCTGTGGCACCCGTTACTCCAGTATATGAATTACCAGTAGCTCCTGTGGCTCCTGTTAGTCCAGTAGCTCCTGTAGCGCCTGTGGCTCCTGTTAATCCAGTAGCTCCAGTAGCTCCTGTTGCTCCTGTAAGTCCTTTTGGCCCTGTAGCACCTGTAAGTCCAGTGACGCCTGTTAATCCTATTGGGCCCTGAGCACCCTGATCACCCTGGCGACCCGAATATCCAATACCTGTATTACCAGTAGCACCTGTTGCACCTGTTGCACCTGTTGCACCTGTTGGACCTGTAGCACCTGTTGCGCCTGTAGAACCGGTTCGCCCTGTTGCCCCTGTATCACCTGTATCACCTGTATTACCTGTAGCACCTGTAGCACCTGTAAACCCTATATTACCTGTAGGACCTGTGGGACCTGTTAGTCCCGTAGCCCCAGTAGCACCTGTATTACCTGTAGCACCTGTGGCGCCTGTAATACCTGTCACGCCTGTGGCACCAGTTGCACCTTGTAATCCTTGTTGTCCTACTGTTCCCACAGGACCTCTATTACCTGTTAATCCTTTTTCACCTGTTGGACCCATATATCCTTGCAGTCCTGTAAGACCTGTGAAGCCTGTGGAACCTGTGGCGCCTGTAGCGCCTGTAAGACCTGTAGCTCCCGTGGCTCCTGTGGCTCCCGTGGCTCCTGTGGCTCCTGTAGGGCCAGTTAAACCAGTAGCCCCTGTTGCTCCTGTTAGACCAGTAGCCCCTGTTGCTCCTGTTGCTCCTGTTAGACCAGTAGCCCCTGTTGCTCCTGTTAGACCAGTTGATCCTGTTGCTCCTGTTCTACCAGTAGCCCCTGTTGCACCTGTATCTCCAGTAGATCCTGTATAGCCTTGGGATCCTGTAGGGCCAGTATAGGATTTTCCTTGGGGTCCCGTAAGTCCAATAGATACAATTCCATCAGGACCAGTAGCACCTGTTGCGCCTGTTGCACCAGTTGCGCCTGTTGCACCAGTTGCGCCTGTTGCACTTGTTATTGCATCAGGAATTACTGCAGCATTTGGTCCAACAGGGCCTGTGGATCCAGTGGGGCCAATTAATCCTGTTGGGCCTCTTAGTCCAACTATAGAACCTACAAGATTTTTGTAATCTATTCCATCATAGTACCATAAAATACCTGTTAGAATCTCTAGATATGTATCAGCTTTTTTAGCATTAGTTGGTAATAGACTTGCCGTCTGAATTTCTCCCTTATAGTTTATAATTGGAGCTCCTGTCATACCTCTATCACCATTCCACTTTCCAAGTGACTGCCAAGATGAAGATGCTATTGTTATACCCTTATTAAAAATCCACATTGTTGAATCAGTTTGACTTACATAGACCTGTAATGTTTCACGTGGTTGCGAAAACATTTGACTTACAGGTGGTAGTGAGCTTTGAATACCATTAAAACTGCTAATATTAATAGGATTATTTATAAAATGAAGAGAATCTATAATTTGAGTAACAGGTAAGCCTACCGCTGATATAATAGAGCCACTCGCAGTTACTAAAGAACCTGCAGGAATATTTAGTGGAACCGATTTTGCTCCAGCAATAGTTATTCCATCTGGAGTTGTAATAGAACCATTTGAATTTATAATAGATCCAGGCACTATACGTATTCCACTTGGAAGAGTTCCAATAGTTGAAACTGGAGGAATTATATCGCCGGCGGATATAATTGTTCCTGAGGCTGTAACAATTGACCCTAAAACCGGATTTTGTATATTAATACTGGAAATTTGAATTCCTAAAGGGGTTGTAACTGACCCATCAAAATTTACAACAGATCCTGCCATAATAGTGGTCGATAGGCTTGATGGGAGTGAACCAAGAACAATTTCTTGACCTGCCATACCATTATTTAATAATATAGCTCCTGTATTTGTTATAATTGATCCTGCAGTAGGATTTGACACCGTGCCACTATTTGCTACTTTAACACCAATAGGGTTTAAAATAGAACCATCACTTTGTACACTTGATCCTGGTACAACTGCTGAAAGAAGAGAACTTGACACATATCCTATTGTACTAAATTTTGGTAAAAGTAGTGAGTTTAAGATTTCACCTGTTATATCTACAAGTGAACCAGAGGGAACAGTTGTTATTGTACTAATTGGGGCTACTATTAATCCTGCAGGGCTTCTAATAGAGCCATCTTGTGTAACACTGGAACCAGGAGGTATATTTACCATTAAACTTGATGATAAATGGCCAAGACTATAATTCGGTGGGACAGTATTTTTTAGAGCCAGATAACTTGGTAAAATATTACCATTTGCACCTACAACAGAGTTTGCCACTGCATTTACAATAGTGCCACGTGGTGCAATCTTAATTCCTGTTGGACTTACTATAGAACCGTCACTATTTACTATTGATCCTTGGGCTATCTTTGGTACAAGAGCTGCTGGAACACTTCCAAGAATTGTTGGTGGTCCTACAACTGATGACTGTATAATATATCCATATTCATTAATATATGAACCCGCATACTTTATCATAGATGGATCTGGTGGAGCAACCATTATACCCGTTGGACTGAGAATCGAGCCATTTTGTGTAATACTAGAACCTGGAGGAACAGAATTTAAAATTGTTGAATTTATTGTTCCCAAGGATGGTGCGAGTCCTATAGTTCTAGGATCTATAAAGTCTCCACTACTAGTAATTCCTAAGTAAGCATAAGGCACAAGGCTTTGATCTGGAGGAGTAACCCGTATTCCTAGAACATTATTAATAGAACCATCAGCTTGTATGAGTGAGCCTGCTCTAATTATTTGTGTTAAGCTTGAAGGGAGATGCCCTAGAATTGGCATAATTCCTAGCACTGCAGAATTTATAAGTTCTCCTTTAGCAGTTGTTACTAGTCCTGCATAGATCATTAGAGTAGAATTTGCTTCTGTAATAATTTGACCGATATTATTCTTTGTTGAACCATCTGGCTGTATAATGAGTCCTGCAGGAATTCTACCTATAAGACTTGATGGTAATCTACCAAGTACTGTTTCTCCTAGTATTGGAGCATTAATAAAACTTCCTTCATTAGTTATTTGTAGTCCTGCATAAACGACTAAAGAAGAATTTGGTGGTGTTCTTTCTAGTCCTGCAGCATCCCGTGTTGAACCGTCAGGTTGTATAATGACACCTGCAGGAATTCTGCCTATAAGAGTTGATGGGAGAATACCTAGAGTTGTTGTTGGTCCTAAAATAGCGGGATCTATGAAAGTTCCTGCAGATGTTGTAATTAGGCCTGCATAGGGTATAAGGGAAGGATTAGCTGGTGTTCTTTGTACTCCTGCAGAATCTCGTGTTGAACCATCAAACTGTACAAAAAGTCCTGGGATAATTGTACCTATAAGACTTGAAGGGATTGTACCAACTATTGGTGTTCGTCCTAAAATTGTAGGATCTATAAAGGTTCCTGAAGTAGTTGTTAGTAGTCCTGCATAAGGTACTAAAGATTGATCAGCTAATGTTCTTTGTACTCCTGCAGCATCCCGTGTTGAACCGTCAGGTTGTATAATAAGGCCTGCAGGAATTTTGCCTATAAGAGTTGATGGAAAAATACCTAGCACTGGCGTTATTCCTAATGAATTCTGATCAATAAATTTTCCTGCAGATGTTGTAATTAGGCCTGCATAGGGTATAAGGGAAGGATTAGCTAGTGTTCTTTGTACTCCTGCAGCATCCCATGTTGAACCATCAGCGTGTACAGTGACTCCTGCAGGAATTTTTCCTATAAGATTTGAAGGGATTGTACCAACTATTGGTATTTGTCCTAAAATTGCAGGATCTATAAAGGTTCCTGAAGCAGTTGCTACTAGGTTTGCATAGGGTACTAAAGATTGATCAGCTAATGTTCTTTGTACTCCTGCATTATCCCATGTTGAACCATCAGCATGTACAGTGACTCCTGCAGGAATTTTTCCTATAAGATTTGAAGGAAAAATACCTAGCACTGGTGTTATTCCCAGTGAATTCGAATTAATAAAGGTTCCTGCAGATGTTGCTACTAGGTCTGTATAGGGCACAAGGGAAGGATTAGCTGGTGTTCTTTGTACTCCTGCAGCATCCCATGTTGAACCATCAGCGTGTACAGTGACTCCTGCAGGAATTTTACCTATAAGACTTGATGGAAATATACCAAGTGTTGTTGTTGGTCCTAGTGATGCAGGATTTACAAAGGATCCTGATGCAGTTGTTATTAGACCTACATAGCGTACTAAAGAAGGATTCGGTGGTGTCCTTTCTATTCCTGCAGCATCCCGCGTTGAACCATTAGCCTGTACAATGAGGCCTGGTTTTAATAAGCCTAATAAATTTGCGGGTATCATACCAAGTGTTGTAGTTGTACCAAATTCTTCTGCAGATATAAAGGTTCCTAGAGCAGTTGCTATTAGTCCTGCATATTGTACAAGTAGGGGATTGGGTTCCGCAATTGTATTTCCTAATCTATCTATTAATCCACCATTAAATGTTACTGTTGCTCCAGCAGGAATTTTACCTATAAGACTTGATGGAAATATACCGAGTGTTGTTGTTGGCCCTAATGTTTTTGGATCTATGAGACTTCCTGTTCCTGTTACTATATATCCTACATAATTAACTAGTGCTGGATTTGGTCCTAGAATTTCTGTACCATAGGGATCTAATACACTGCCACCTGGTCCAATTATTGAACCAGCAGGAATTGCACCGCTACTTGCAGGTATATTTCCCAGTGTTGTTGTTGGATTAGTATTTAGAGTTGTTGTATATGTAAAATCGGATGATATTTTAGGTTGAGGTGCAGGTGCATGGATTTTTTCATCTGGTTTTTTAATTACTCCTGTTGTTTCATATATTACATTAGATGGTGGTGGAATAAAAGTTTGTAGGCGTGAAACAATTGATCCTGGAGGAGCATTTGTAGAACCGGCTGGACTAATGTAGGTCTGAGTTGAAGGATGATACATTGAACCATCAACAAGAACAATTGTATTAACAGGTATATTTGGTGGTACTACTACTGGATAGTTACCTGGGGGATTTGGTAAAAGAACTTTAAAGGCTGGAGCAACTGTAATACCGCCCTTTAAGGGTGTTTCAGTTTTTGATTTAATTGTTCCTGGGGGCGCAAGTTCTTGACCAGAAACACGATCAATAATTGAGCCGTTTCCAAGAATAATAGAACCGATTGGTGCAGTTGTATATGGTTCAACATCTGCAGTTGGAGCATCTTTATCGATTGTTATAACAGATGGAATAATTGTACCTGATGATGAATAAATACCGCCAGCCTGTGGGGGGGTTACATATCCTGCATTTTTAATTATTGCTCCATTATTAGGATTAATAACAGATCCATTTCCAAGAACAATTGACCCTTCAGGTGGAGCAATAGCACCCCCTTTTAGTATTTTAACTGGAGTTTGTTTTTGTCTTTTTGATGACCGGACACCTATAACAGTGACTGATCTTTTACCACCACTCTGAATACTACTGATAAGCCCGTCTAATTTAGCAGAATCATCAGGATTTGTTGTAGTGTTCTTAATTATATTAATT